AAATAGCCAACCAATAAATACAGGTACAAGTAATTTAACTTTAACAACTAACGGTCAAGCCTTTTCATTAGTCTACGTTGATTCAACAAGAGGTTGGGCGTATAAAACCAACACGGCGTAAGGAGCACGGACCATGGCCCTTATTGATTTTAATATTAAACCGGGTATCGATAAACAAGATACTGAAGTCGGAGCGGAGAATCGTTGGATTGATTCTGATAACTCAAGATTTAGATATGGACTACCTGAAAAAGTAGGGGGTTGGTCTTCTTTAATATCAGATTCTATTGTAGGTGTATCAAGAAAACTTCATGCGTTTGTAGACTTAAACGGTAATAGATATGTTACGATCGGTACAGATAAATTTTTACTTTTATATTTTGAAGGTCAACTGTTTGACATAACACCTATTAAAGCTACTTTAGCTTCTTCAACAATAGCAACTGTAAACAGTTCTGCAGTATGTACAATTACAACTGGATCGGCTCATAACTTAGAACCAGGAGATATTATTTTATTAGACAGTGTAACTTTACCAAGTAGCACAGGATACAATGCATCTGATTTTGAAGATAAACTATTTCAAGTAACTTCAGTTACAACACCTACAGTTTTTACAATTACACAAAGTTCAAATGCAACAGGGACAGTATCAACCGGTGGTAGTATATCAGTTATACCTTATGAAAAAATTGGTCCTGCTGATCAATCGTATGGTTATGGTTTTGGTATATCTCAATGGGACGGATCAGTTCCAGGTGCTGCAACATCAACATTGAACGGATCACTAAGTGCAAACTCATTTGGTACAGGTGGATCTGGTACTAATGTTACACTTACTGCTACAACAAACTTTAGTGCTGCTGGTAGAATTTTAGTTGAGTCAGAATTAATATCTTATGCATCTATATCGTCACCAAACTTACAAAGTATCGTAAGAAATGTTAATGGTACCACAAACGCTACTCACAATACTGGTACAGCTGTTGTTGATGCAACAAATTATTCTGACTGGGGTGAAGCGGTCCTTGCATCAGAAGTAACTCTTGAACCTGGACTTTGGTCTTTAGATAACTTTGGTCAAGTGTTAGTTGCAACTATTGCAAACGGTAAAACATTTACATGGAATGCAGGAGCTGCATCACCTACAACAGTTAGAGCATCAACAGGTACTTCAGGTTTTTCTACAGCAAGTAACCCTACGGCATCTAGATTAAGTTTGATATCTCCAACAACTAGACACTTATGTCATTTTGGAACTGAAACAACTATTGGAAATACATCAACACAAGACGATATGTTTATACGGTTCTCGGACCAAGAAAACATAAACGATTATACAGCAACAGCTATCAACAGTGCTGGTGATTTTAGATTACAAGATGGAACTAAAATAGTGGGTGCTATAAAAGCAAAAGAAACAATCCTAGTTTGGACTGATAACGCTTTGTACACTATGAAATTTATTGGTGCACCTTTTACATTTGGATTTGAGCAAGTTGGTACTAACTGTGGATTGATTGGTAAGAACGCAGTCGTTGAGATAGATGGTAATGCTTTTTGGATGAGTGCAAATGGTTTATTTCTATTTGATGGTACAGTTAAATCTCTACCTTGTACTGTAGAAGATTTTGTCTATGACAATTTAGATACTACAAAAGGTCAACAAGTTGCAGCAGGTATCAATAACTTATTTACAGAAGTTGTTTGGTATTATCCAACAACAGGATCTAATTATAATAATGCGTACGTAGTATTTAATTATGGAGAAACAGGTAGAGGTACACCTGGTGGTGTTTGGTATACTGGAACAGAAGCAAGAACTTCTTGGATTGATGCAGTTGTTTATCCAAAACCTTATGCTACTAAATTTAATTCAACATCTAATGGTAGTTTTCCTGCAGTGGTAGGACAAGATGGTTTGGGTCAAACACAATTCTTTGAACATGAAGTAGGCACAGATCAAATCAATCAAGATGGTTCTACTACAACAATTACATCATTTATAAAATCATTTGACTTTGATTTACAAGCAAAACAAAAAGATGCTCAAGGTAAATCAAGTGGACCCACTATTGCAGGTGAATCATTCTTAGCACTTAGAAGATTTGTACCTGATTTTAAAACACTAACAGGAAATGCAGTAGTAACACTAGCTATAAAAAGATATCCTCAACAATCAGACACGGTAAGTAGTTTAAGTCCATTTACAATTACTTCATCTACTGATAAAAAAGATACAAGAGCTAGAGGACGTTATTTAAATGTTAAGATTGAAAACACATCTAGTGGAGAAGAGTGGAGATTTGGTACTTTTAAAATTGATATACAACCGGATGGACGTAGATAATGGCTAAGATAGTAGTAAGAATACCTGAACCTAAACAAGACTATGATGTGTCTAACCAAAAACAAATTAACAGAGCAATGGGTTTAGTTGTAGAACAATTAAACGCTACATTTTTAAATGAATTAAAACAAGATCAAGAAAGGTTTGCGTGGTTTAATGGCTAACATATATACAAATGCAAAAGTAGATTTAACTACTACATCGGAAACAGTTTTATATACAGCACCTAGTAACTCTAGAGCAATTGTAAAATCATTGTTAGTATCAAATGATGCTGGAAGTGCAGCAACGTTAACAGCAACGTTAACTAATGCAGCTGCTGCTGTATTTAGTTTATTTAAAGTTAAATCAATAGATTCTAATGCTACCGAACAATTACTAACAGAACCATTGATATTATTAGAAAATGAAATATTGAAAGTTACTGCATCTGATGCTAATGAATTACATGTAGTAGCATCAATATTAGAAATAAATAGGGATTAAATATGTCATTTATAGAAACAGAAGCATCAGTAAGATACGAAACAGTTAACGGTAAAAAGGTTATGATTATTACACCTAAAAGTGAAGTTACCTTAACTAATATTAAAACAGGTCAGGAATACATGTCAGACGCAGAATCAGATGCTGATGTAGATAACCCTGAAACAGAGACTAAAAGAGAAGATATACGTAGAGACGTTAAAATAACAGTAGAAGAATTTAACTTAGGAGCAGGTTCTGAGTTGTAAAACTCAGGGTTTTTATATAAAATAGAACGATGGCAATAACAAGAGCACAAATAGTAAGAGAATTATATCTCAAGGGTGGAGTTGTAAACCCTGATGGTAGACGTGGATTTTTTAAAGGAGCACAGAAAGATGCTAGTGAGGGAAAAGGAAGTATGTCTCCAGGAACTTCTGGAGGAGGTGGTTCACAATCAGGTGGGTATGGAAGAGATCAAGGAAATCAAGGTGACCAACAAGGAGATTTAAATACTTATACTTATGATAGATCTAAAGATACTGGTCCTAATAGATTTGAATTAGCAAAACAAAATGCAGAAAATAAACCACCACCAAAAAAACCTAAAGAAACTAAGATTAATAAAATTAAAAGAACGCTTAAAAATTATGGTCCTTTTAAATTTTTAGATGCAGCAGCTAATTCAAAATTAGCAAGATTAAATAATTCAAAACAAAGACAAAATTATATTGACGGTTTAGATTTAGATATCCCAGAAGAAAAAGAAGAATATGATAGAATCATGAATCAACTTGGAGGTCTGGGTATGGATATAATAGACGGACCCAAAAGATTAAATGATTTAACTGTTCCTCCATCGATGGGTTTTAAAACTCCTCAATTTGAAATGCCTCAAGCTCCTCCAGGGATGTTAAAAACTACTTTTAAAGATGAAGATGGTGTTTCAACTTTAGGAAATCCTGGAGTAGATGATGTTTTAGGAGAGGGGTATGAAGAGTATTTAGATAGATTTAAAACTACTGATGATGGAGGTGGTGGAAACCAACAACAAACAGACCCATGTTTAGGACCCAACCCACCGGCTTATTGTGCAGTAAACAATGACCCAGCTGATCCTGCAACACCATCAAGAAACTTAGGTGGCCTTGCTCCAAGATTCGCGGGCTCTATATTTGATTTTACAGGTCTTGCTGATGGTGGACGTGCAGGTGCCATGGACGGTGGACGTATGATGATGGATGATGATCCGACAGGTGGAATCATGGACCTTGAATCAGGAAGACAAATGTATTTCTTAGGTAAACTTGTTAAGAAAGCAAGTAAAGCTATTAAGAAAGTTGTTAAGTCACCAGTAGGTAAAGCAGCTTTAATGTATTTTGGTGGT